CCGCCGGTGAACTTGACCTCAAACATCTGAAGTTCCCCGACGTTGTACGAAACAGGGTAGTCGGCAATCATCGTGTTTGTAATGGTCCACTCGGGGTTGCTGGCCGAAATCGCGCCGGCACCCTTCGTGACCACAATGGCGGTGTCACCCTGTCCAACTTCTGCGTACAGGGTCGCCTCAACTTCAGTGGATCCATACGATGCGTACAGCGTCATGGTGCCGTCAACGGTCTGAAGGCCGCCCGTCATGCGCTCGCCGGTGTCACCGAACGCGGTGGAGGTCAGCGGGTTCTGGCCCAGGGTGAAACTGATCTTGCTGCACTGGTCGGTGACGTCAACACCACCGATGGTGATGCTGTGCGGCTGGGAAAGGTAGGTGGTGGTGGCCACGATTAATAACTCCTTGCAGTAGAAACGCGAACGGTGAGGTCATAGGTAGGAATGTCCTGCCCGCCGGCCAACAGCAGGCCGGGGTTGCCGCTGATTAGTGATATCTCACTATTCATGATCGTGTCAGCGGTAGTCATGAGGTAGTTAGCAGCGTCGGAGTTCCCGGGCGGTGCTGCGAGGATCTTCACGCTGAACTCAATTTCTGCGATGTTGCTGTTAAACGTGGTGAACGTCGGGGGATCCACCAGGACAGTCATGGGGCGGGCGTTGCGGATATCGGTGACAACCGCTAGACCCAATGCCGTCAGTGAGTCCACCAGCGTGGTTTGCGCCGCAATAAAGATTCCTGAAGCGGTCATGCGATCTGCGAACGGTTGATGCCCAGCAGGCGATTGATCTGCCCAGTGGAACCAATAGGCATTGGGCCGCCCATTCCCTCAAATGAGGCAAATGAGTCCACGCTGCCACGTTCCCGGTAGAGAACCGCGGCGTACATGGTGGTGCCCAGTGATACATCGCCGCCCGGGGATGTGGACAGGGAATCAAAGTAGCCGGCCTCACGCCGCCGGCGATATGCGAACGCATTGGCCGCGGCTGTCGCGCTGGTAATGAATGCAGTGTCATTGGCCGTGGCGGATTCGATGCCCAGCCATGCGATAACGGATGACGTATTCACCCATGTGCATGTAGGTGCCCAGGTGAGTGTGCCGTGTGGGATTACTGCGTATCGGTCTAGATCATCACCAGGCGAATACACCAGCAGTTGATTGGGCAGGATGATCTGATCGTCAAATACGAAATCACCCTGTTCATCCGTACCCATAAACAGGTGGGTCGGAACGTCCTCAACGGTATAGGTGCCGTTGATTCCAGCGGCGACACTTGCAACCGTGATTCCCTGCCCAGTGCCGATTTCTGTGCCCTCCAGCGTCTGCACGACAACGTAGTTGTCAAGCCGCTGCGCGTGAGTAATGGCAAAGGTTGGCATGGGCAGGGAACCGTGGCGGTTCTAGAACGTCGCCTTGATGAACTTCTTGGGGTCAATCATAAGCGTTGCGATGTACCCACGGAAAGCGATCGTGCGCGAAAGCGTGGACGGAACGTCAACGCTAATCGCACCCTTCTGCTGCTCGTAGATCTCGTAACCGCTGGGGTCGCCCACAATCACGGTGTCGGTGGGGAAGTTGCGATCCACCACAACGCGCAGGCCGAACGCCATGCCCATCGCGTCGGTCACGGAGAGGTCGCCGAAAGCGTTGACGGGGCTGAGTGACGGGAACAGCGGGCGCTTGGCAGTGTCGGACAGGCCGAGCAGGTAGCCCCACATGTTCGGGGACACAAACAGGTGCGTCGGAAGGTTGCCGTTGGACGCGGTGAGAATGTCCTGTGCGGCAAGGCCGACAAACTCCGACCACTGCGACGGGTCCGTTGCATCGTTTCCGAATGGGTTGGTGTCCGTCGCCCCGCTCACAAGGTTATCCGCGGCGTAGTTGTCCGTCTGGTTGGCGTAAATGCGCGCCATATCGTCCAGCAGCAGGCCGATGACCTCCGGCGTGGACCAATCAATGGCCTGCTCGGACAGGGTGACGTAACCGCCAAAGGTGTGCTTCGTCACCTGATTGTCAGTGATTACAAAGGTTCCATCGTCCAACGCGGTGTTCTGCGTGGCCTGCTCACCAATGGTGGTGTGTGTAGTGACCTCTGGACGAATGAACACCTTGCCGCCACCCGGGAGGGCGCGGGCACCAATGGCGTCAATCACCGGACGGTTGCCGATGAAGTTGTTGTACACCGGCTGAACGATCGGTACCGGGAGAATTCCTGGCAGGTCGTTCGTCACAACGTCCGGTGCTGCCGCCTGGATACCCTCGCGCATGGCGGCGAACTTGTCACCACCGGTAAGGAACGCGCTGATGTACTCCGCCGGCGACGGCATGGTGAAGGGTGCCTTTGCCTGCGCGTACACAATCGTGTTGGTCGGGATGGTGGCCTCTGCCTCAACGGGCGCGGCCTCTGAAGCGTCGGACACTTCCGGTTCTCCTTCTTCGGTGTTGGGTTCTGCTTCTGGGTCCGGTTCCGGCGCAGTTGCCGCAACCTGTGTAATCACCGCTTCCGCGTATGCGGGTACGGCGACGAGGGACAACTCCACCAGGGCGGCCTGCGTCACGGTCATGACGCCGGCGGGGTCCGTGGTGAACTTGATGGGCTGGGCACCAACGCTAACGGAGTCATACGCGCCGGCCTTCAGCAGCGCGATAGCGTCTCGGGATGCCCGGGTATCGGCGAGGGTTGCCTGAAACTCTAGGCCGGCATCTGAATCGGTGAGGGTGTCCACAACGCCGCGCATTTGGGTCAGATCATGATTCTCAACCAGTTTGGCCGGCTTCTGGCCGGTGTCGAACGCGCCGCGGGCGAACTTCACTTGCTGACCATCGGAAACCGTGGCGACGGTATCCCACGGAACCGCAATACCCGCGATGCGGGCGGGTTCGGTTGCGCTGCCGGCATCTGCGGTGATTAGCGCAGGGTCGGCGCTGAAACGGATCATGATGCTGATACCCCTTCCGCCGGCGAAACCTCGGCCGGCATTGTCTCAACCGGGCTAAACTCCGCCAGGTAGTGATCGGTGTCGAACTCAACATGCCGGCCACGCGGCAGAACATCATCCATACTTAGACGTTCCTGAATAGCGTGGAGGATCGGACGGGCACCGAACAGGATTAGATCCTGTCGCGCCTGTTGGGCGTTGGCATAGGTCATGCCGGACTGGTCTATTGCTAGGAGATAGGCTGGAATGTCCATAAGCCGGCTTAGTTCCTTTGTTTGGTACTCCCTGCCCTCGACAAGTTGGAGTTTCGACGGATCTACGTCGAATGAATGAAACTCCACCAGTTCATTTAGTGCGCCAATGGCGTTCGTACGGCGGTTACTTGCCCATGCCGCGGCCATTTCGCCCAACTCTTCGGAACTCATGGGTTCACCGCCCTTCTGCTGAAGGTATCCCGCGGCAATCTCATTTGTGGCAAACCGTTCCGCCGACTGATCCAGACGCAACGCGATCTGAATAGCCCGCCGGCCCTGATACACAATGCCCTGCGACCCTGAAAGGAACTGCACCAGGTTATTGGTGTCAAGCGGGAAGCCGTTAAAGTTGACTTTATCCGCCGGCCCAAACCATTCAGGTGGTGCGTTGTCGGGCGTTTCGCAAAGGTTGGCCGGCAACCATTGGAACGTGGCGGGGAACCCTGTTGAGTACCGCGAGGTAACTAGCCAGAATGCCCGCCCGTACATAATGAGATCGCGGGCGGTCTTGGCCATGATGAAGTTCCGCGTAACCCGGGGATCGGGCCGCGTCATCCATGATTCGCCTTCGACGTACAACTCTTCATATTGCTGGCCGGTCCACTGAAGTGTGTAACTCTTCAGGTCCAGCGTGCCGGCAACTGTTGACAACAGGCTAATCGCCCGGGCGATGGTCGGAACCGATAGTGCGGCTTCTTCCATCGTGCCAACGGAATAACTGATGAATGATTCACCAGGCATCGCGCCGGCGGCCGCGGCGATGGGCGCTGATCCCATCGCGGGCGTTGCCTGCACCTTTGCAAACAGTGGCATATCGGGAGTGTTACCACTGAACTCATGTAATGCAAGGGCAGCGGGCTAGAGATATGAAACGCCAAATGGTGCGCCCAGGGTATGTGGGTCGAACGTGGGGAACTTCCAACACACCCCGGGCGCAGTTACATATTACCTACCGAACGCAATCGCCGGCCGTTGAGTACTCCGCGGGCGTGCCACTAGCGATGTGGCAAACACCATGCAGCGGGCGAGGGTGATCGGCCCATTGGATTTCTGCGATGACAGGGAATAGCCGCGCTGGGTTGTCACACCAACTGCGCGGTCAACATGTTCCCGCAGCATTTCCTCGCCCGTATGCACAATTCGTTCTTCTAGGATCAACTGCCGAATGGTGCCGGTGTGTGTGGCCAATTCTGTATAGCCAACCTGAACCTTCTTTCGATCTAGTGACGTAGGTGCAAGATCAAATAGCGACGGGGTAAGTGCGACCGAATCGCACTCCTTCGCGGCCTGTTCCACTTCGCGCCAGCACTTCGCCAGTGAATCGGCGAGGAACGCAACGGTTACGCCAATCAATCCATCACCCATCGGTACAGCGCGGATCCCGCAGTACAGGCTTTCATCCATTGATGAATCTACGGCCAGCACGCCGCCGGCAGGCACTGACTTCACGGACAGGGAATCAAACTGTCCAGGTGGCAACCATGAATGGTTGGACGAAATCCACACGTTCAGTGAGGCGCGGAGAAATGCGCCTTTATCCACTTGGTTCACTTCATCGTCTAGCACCTCGCGGTCAAGCGTGTAGCCCAGCGCGGGGTTTGCAAGGTGCCAAAGGTGCGGCGATTCGATGTAGTCAATCCCGGGCGGTGGCGACCATTCCGCGAAATACAGCGATGTGGCCTTGCCTTCATCAATCGCCCGCAGGCCTTCTTCCCTCATTTGGATCATGGCCCGGGATGATTCTGTGCCGGCGGTTGACCAACAGGACAGCAGTGGCGACTTCATGACACGTTGCGAGGGCAACGCACCGTTCAGCAGTACATCGGGGCTAATGCCCCAGACTTCATCGGCGATGATGTAGGTAGGGCTGAAACCGTGGAACTTCTGCGGGGTCGCGGCCTGCACCAGCCAC